ATGAAAATATATGGATGTTGGTAAGTAAAGCGAATCGTATCGCTGTTTGGGTTCAACTTTCTTCTGGTTCATCGGGAACTATGACTAGCCTAACGGGAAACAGCGGTGGTTTGGTATTGCCACTAGGAGGGAATATAAATGTTGTTGGAGATGGTACCACAATCGACATTGTAGGCAATCCAGTAACGCATACTTTGACGGCATCCCTTATTGGGGGTAGTGCTACTATTAGTATAACTGGTGACACCGGCGGTCCGCTAGTAAGCAACTCATTCACCTTTACGGGTGGCACTACGGGACTTTCTTTTGGTGGAGCAGGGACTACTCAGACATTAACATTTGCAGGCATCACTGCTAATGGAGGTACTGTATCACTCGCTACTGATGCAACAGCATCTGTAGTAAATCTAGGTACTGGTGCTGGGGCAAAGACAGTTACTATTGGTAGTACCAATACTACATCGACAACTAATCTTCAATCAGGAAGCGGTGGAATAAAAATACCAGCATTTGCTGAAGGCGCTTTAGTTACATCCAGTACTGGCATTATATCGACAGTAACGGGAGCAGCGGGTGACGTTTTAACGGCGAATGCTCCTGGAGTAGCCCCGAGTTTCCAACCTAGTTCGGCTGGTAGCATATCCATAACAGGAGATACTGGTGGTGCACTTATCGGATCAGCATTTACATTTACCGGTGGAACTACTGGATTATCATTTGATGGACTGGGAACTACAGAAACCCTCATTTTTGCAGGTATTAATGCTAATGGTGGCATAGTTAATCTGGGTACGGATGTTGCTTCCTATGCCATTAATATTGGTACGGTAGCTAGTAGTGGTAGAGCTATAACCATTGGGAATGACACTGGAACAACATCAATGTCATTGATTGTTGGAACTGCAGGGTTTGATCTTACGGGTGTTGGCTCCTCTAATTACACTATTGGATCAATTACTACAACAGGTATAATAACCATAGGCGGTAATGCCCAAAGTGGTACTATTGCTTTAGGATCATCCTCTGCAACTAATATTGTTGGTATAGGAATCGGAACTGGTGCTACTACCGTAAATATTGCTACGGGTGCTACTAATGCAAAAACGGTTAATATTGGTACAGGAGCTGCCGCCAATACAGTTACTATTGGTAGTACCAATACTACATCAACGACAAATCTTCAATCAGGAAGCGGAGGAATAAATATTCCAGCATTTGCTGAGGGAGCACTAGTAACGAGTAGCACAGGTTTAATTTCCACTGTTACCGGGACTGCTGGATTTGTATTAACTGCCAATGCAGCAGGTACGGCTCCTAGTTTTCAAGCTGCGAGTGGTGGAGGCCTTTTAACTACTACTGTTCTCTTAACGTCATCGCAAATTAAAAATCTGCACGCAACACCAATTCAATTATTAGCGGCCCCTGGTGCTGGTTTTTATATCTCTCCCCTACGGGTCGTTTCTACTTTCACTTACGGTGGAAGCAACCCATTTATTGCCGGCGCAGCTCAAACTATAGGAGCATACTTTGGTACAGCTCTAGCCATAGGCAATATGTTAGAGAATGGCCCGATTACCGGTACGGTAAGTTATCTTACTGACATAGGAGGCCTTTTAGGTGGCAATCTCAGCATTTTTGAAAATATTGCTTTAAATGCATATCAGCCTCAGGCAACAGAGATATCAGGAAATGCGGCCGATAATAATACTCTGAAAGTAAATGTATGGTATAACATCGTCGCAGTATAGAGAAAAGATGCTCCATAATTCACATTTGCAAGGATATAGTATGGAAATGAACGTTCTTTTAAAAAGAATGGCTATAGGTATAGCGCTCAGTGTTATTGCAAGTGCTACATTACTATATAAGATGAGGATAGATAAAAAAAATAGAGAATTGTTTCTCTGTTCTGATGAAATCAAGCAATAGATTCTTTCTCTTTTTACCACTCACTCTTCCTCCTCCTTTTTTTGGGCAATCCTCTTCCCAAGAAGAGGAGGATTTTCTAAAGAAAGAATGCTCATAGATATTCTCCATGAGCATTCAATTTGCAGTGTATAAACTATTAGCTCCATAAGTAGCTAATGAATCCTACAACATTATTATGGCACAATAATGTTGTTTGGTCAAGCGTTAAAATAAAAATAATTCTTTATCATTCGAATAGAATCACAATTTATCATTATAAACACCTAATATGCTGAGCCACGCGGGAGGCACTTCACCTTCTATAAAATAATGCTCTATTATTTCACCGGCCCGCACCCATTTCGGCTTATTTTCATCTCTGCTTGTTTGTATCCACACTTGGGTTCCGCCATCCTTCTCGGCTATCCATATGGTTGAATAAGGTTCGAGCGATGAAACATTTGTCGGGACCGTGTACTTGTGTATAGTCTTCATTACCATTCCTTTCTTGGAGAGTTCATCAGGGCTATCTTCTGCTTTCTTATATGCTGCATCTGAGCAGCATACTTTGCTTTGGGCATATCTGACAAATTTTGTATTTCGAGTCCTTTTTTAAGGCTTTCTGCCATGATTGGATAGTCTTGTAGCTCGTAATAGAGGTCGTCTAGTTGTTCTCGTGTTATCTTTTCGGTAAATACCCCTTGATCTATATGTGCCGGTTTTTCATCACCTGCCATGGAGCGGCGGGACTCGTTATTGTATTGGGTCTCAGAGGCATCCGCATCATCGTTATCTTCTGGATCGTTGTTGGCTACCACTCCTAACATGCACTGAGCTACTTGTCTCTTTAGATAAGCCAACGACTCACCAAAGCGTTGATTGTCTGATTTAGCTCCAGTGTATCCTGGAACTATGAGTCTGCTTTTGCAGATTATCTCTTGGCCGCTTGCATGCCCTAACGTAGAATAAAGGAAGGTGGTGCCATCCTCATCGCGTGGTTCTTGTATGAAGACCAATCCATTATTTGCTAGTGCTCTATTGGTGGATTTTTGTATAAGATCTAGATCAGCATAGACCTGCTTGTTGAAGGAGTTAATCCGATTAAAAGTTACATTACGATACTCAAGTTTCGCCTTCGCGAGCGCTTCATATAACTTGTCTCTTAATTCCATATAAATTACTCTTTCGCTTTTAGCTTATCTACGATCTGATTTACATACTTCGCTGGTATACTGCTTAGATGACCAACCCCATAGTGCTTACATATCTTTTCTTCTATCTCTACATCTCCCTTGATGTATGATCGTACCAACCATATCTGTTTATCAGTGATTAATGGTTCTGTATTTGTATCTTGCTGCGCATCGTCATCATGTTCTGAAGTAGCTATACCGCAAATAGATGCATAGACATATCTCTTTAAGTAGGTCATCGCTGATCCAAATTTCTGGATATCAGTTCTATCTTTTACGTAGATGCCCACCCTACTCTTAATGATCTCGCCTGAAGAATGCATAAGCAGAGTAACGAGATATTCTTTATCATCTTCTGAGTGGAGATATTGAGAAACTGAAATCCCCTCTCTAGCCAACGATTCGCGTGAGGCTAATACAAGGTCCTCAAACGTAGAGAAGCTGCTCTTGTAGTGAGGATTATAGCCTCCCTTCTGAGCGCTCGTGTAAGTTGCTTGAGCTCGAGCGAGTGCTGCATAGATATTATTAGATTGTTCCATGATCTCCTCATTGTGTTTTGCTGTATTAATTGGTACATTATATAATATACTATATTTCTATGAAAGTATAAAGGAAAATCTATGGAAAGTGAACTATCAAATATCGATATTATGGTGAATCAGGAATTGGTTCGTAAAGAATTAAGGCAAATTATGGATGAAAGAAGTCTCAGTATCATCGGATTGACGCATTATATGAGGCTGTCACAAACGACGTTATATAACTTTTTAAGCGGCAAAAGTATCTCGCATAAAGCGCTTATGAAGCTTATGAACGATATAGATAAATTAAAAGAAGTTATTTTCTAGTTGTTTTGTAGGCAGAGATGCATTATACTCATGCCTGTTTAATTGTTGAAAACAAAAAACCCCAGGTTCTAAGCTTGGGGCCTTATTGTTTTATATTTTTCCAGTCTCCCTGACCAGGATCCCAAAAGACATGAATTACTCACTTCCGGCAAGCACTCGTTCACTCACAAAACTATGTCAAAATCAGTCGAACCTCAAAAAGCTCCGGAGAGAAATACCACTGAGTAAAACCAGGAGGCATAATGTCTAGAATCCCGGACAAACCAAACACTTCTCTTAAGTCTCTTAAGCGATCTCGTAATTCGAATCGTTCTATGTCAAATTCGTTTCATTCATATAGCAATAATAATGAAGATTTACTCGATTGTCAAGTATCTGATAAATCTTTAGATCATGGCAGTGAGTTTCTTCGCAAAAATCTCACTCCATCTCAATTTAGAGTATTCAAAGCTCTCATGGAGCTTCATCTTAAATATGGTGGTAATCTCCATCCTTCCTTAAATCGTCTTGCTGACATGGCAAACTGTGCTCGCTCTACGGTGCAACTTGCCATAGCTAGATTCAAAGAGTTAGGAATTATTGAAACTGAATTCCGAACCTATCCTCAAACACTGATCTACCGCATTAACGAATTTTACACTAACAACAGAGACAAGATTGCCTCATTAGTGAAGAATGTAGCAATGATGTCGCTGCTCCTTTTGTCGTCTGCGGCAGGAGCTTTTAGCGATCGGTACATACTAAAAGATAAGGATGTATATTTTAGATTAATTAGCAAAAACAGGAGGGGTAATGTGGCACTCGACCTAACGAAAGAGAACTACGAAGAGATGCGAAAGCATCCCGATTATGTTTTTGATCGAACAATGGCAATTTTCAAGAAAAAAATGACCGAAGGTATACCAATAGCCAATCATACCGGTTACTTTATGGGTATTTTTAGGCAGGAGGCATCCAAAGGCCATGCACAACCATCGACAAAACGTCGACAGTTCAAAGCTAAAGCTCCTGAAACGGGAAAGACGAAGTCATATGTTCGTCCGAAGGCTGAGTGTAAGTCAGTACCAAAACGGGTTATAGAAAGCGATTTTGACATGTCTACGAAGATGGAAATGGCATTGCATACAAAGCCGAATCCATTCTTAAAAGTATCGGCAGATAAGTATCTAGAAAAATTAACAAACGAAGAAAGAGATGCGATCATGATGGTAGTGCATAAAGACTGTACATGCAGATCAACCCGTGAAATTTTGTCACAAGATCAGTAATCTACGGATAATTTATGAAGCAAATAATATTATGTCAAAAAGGAACGCTATGATTTTGTACGTGCCACTGTTCTGTCTCTTTTGTGTTTTTATGGTTTATAATGACTATGTTAATAGGCGGTATGATCCTACGGTAAGTATAGTTTTCATTACAGATAAAGAATTGTTAAGCATGAAACATGAGGAGCATCATGGAGAGAAAAAGCAACTTGCAAAAAAGAATAGTAAAGATAAAAAAGCAGTCAGCCAGCGCGGCAATGAATCAAAAAACTTCTAATTCTATCATAGCTGTCAATAAAGCACCTAAAATGAAGGTTCCTCTCAAATCTTATCACGAAGAATACTACGTCGATCTATTTTCAGGTGCCAAAAAACCAGTTACTGATGAATATATAAGTAAATGCGCTACCGAATGGTTACAGATGGTGCGTGAAGAAGAAGTATTACTTATGAATGAGTATCACGTACGCAAGGGAATACATCCTGCGACATGGGATCAGTGGGTAAATCGGTCCAAGGAGCTACGAGACGCACGTGACCTTGTTCGATGTATGATCGCAATAAGAAGAGAGCGTGGCGGCCTAAAAAATCAGTATAGCGCTCAATGGGGATTGAAACAGCATCACGTTTATGATCCTGAATGGAAAGAGAGTGAGGTATGGCGTGCTAGTTTGGCTCCCAAGTCAGAAAGCAGTTCTCAGCCGATACAGGTCGTTTTAGAAAGATTTCCTGATTCGCCCCTCGTACCGGTAAAGAGACAAGTAGAGGAATGACAACTATGGATGAAAAGAAAAGCATAGTTGATGTTATCTCATGGCTGTTAAATGATGGTCCCGACCTAGGGCGCTATGAAGATTGGATATTAGATCCAAAGAATAAAGACGCTCTTGCTGAGCTCGATCTTCCCTTAAAAGAAGGATGCCATATCGTAATCGAAGTGGACGAGCTTGAGAAAGAATGAGTATGTGACGGAATGTCACATACTCCTAAATCTGTGTGACTTTGGATAATTATTTTTTGAATCTCGTTACACGCTGAATGCAGTTTTTTTTAGTTTGTTCGTAAAATAACTTTTTGCCAAAAAATACTCTTTATTTTTATAAAATTCCAGCTAGATTGAATTTTGGATGTGGATAAAAATAGAGAGCCTGCGGTAGGAATGATGCGGAGCAATATTAAACCATGCATATATATTTCAAGGAGCAACATGAAATATAATTTATTAAAAGTATTGGCTTTTGCTGCCTTTGTGAGTCCTGTATTTGCAGCGTTTCACAAAGATGCAAAGCTTTCAACTCACAGGGGTCAACTACCAATTACGGAAGTTCCCATGGGTGAATATGTCAAATCATTCTCTCCTCGTACCCAGGCAATGGGTAAGGCACAGATAATATCTAAATATTTCGATCATAATGTCAGTTCTGAAGTAATAATTGATCTTGGCACACGTAAGATCAAAGCTATGCCGTATCAGCAGATGTTTGATATCAATAAGCAAGAATGGGTAATGGCTAGAAACCTCACACCGCGAAACATATTAATGGATGAAGAGGGGTCTCCTGTTGATATCGTTGCAGTGAAATTGAAGCGTCGTACATCATTTAGTGCGCCTCGTGAAATAACTGTAGGGAGCAAAGAGCATACATTGTTTGTTGATGGAGTTCTATGTCACAACATGGATGACATTGCCGAATGGGCGGCCAAAGCTGCAATTAATGAAGGTGTTAAAAGAGGCGTGCTTGCTGCTGCATCATCTCCGTTTTTGTTGGCTGCAGGCGGAACGGGGCTTCTAATGGTACATGCAGGACGGCAAGTTAATAAGCCTGGTCCTCATGAATATATTCCCGAGTCATTTTCTGATGTTGATCATGGTCTTCCTCCAGCTTTGAGAGATGCTGGCATAGAAGTTATTTTGCCTGCGGCGGCTCCACAACCAGCTCCTCCAGCAGCAGCTCCTAAATACAAATTCGATCAGGCCCGAATGACTATGTTTAAACAAAGCGTCCTCAAGCCAGGAGTACGTATGGTAGAACCAGGCTCGTCTATTGGTAAGAGAGCGGCGATTCAAGTGCCAGATTACGCTCCTCAAGGGCAATTTCCAGGAACAGCTTATAAGCCACAATCTAGACGTCCTGATCAAACTGCCGATGAATGGTATGAGCAAGAGATGAGGAATTCGGGTAGTCGTATAGAGGATCCTGAATGGCAGAAAAAAGAATTAGAAAGAAAGCAAGATGAGCGCATGGCTGAAATAAATGCAGACCCTTTATTAAAAGCTCGTGCTACACATCCTAAAACTAAAGAACAGATAGCCCTAATCGAAGCTGCAGATAAAGCTGAAAGAGACAGAAGGGTTGCAATGCAGGTGCAAGAAATGCAAAGGTCGAATCCTGCATTATCTATTCCAAGATCTGCAAATGCTGATCAACCACTACCTCCAAGGGTGATGGAATCCGTTAATAAGTCGCTCATGCGTGCAAGCGCGCTTTCAGATAGAATGAGAGCTTTGCCTCCGCATATTGCTGTTAATGTTCTATCAAAAGCGCAATTTCAGGCCGGTGAAAATCGCCGAGCCCAAGAACTTCGAGATCATCTTGAGGCGATGCGTAAAGCAGAATCGCAACAACTTTTTGAGCGAGCGCGAAACAATGAAGGCATGGTTAAGCAACAAGATGCTCAAAGAAATCAACAACAAAACGAAGAGATCTTAAAGCAGCGACTTCTTGCTATGAGCAAGGCAAGAAAATAATCAAATATCCACGTAAATAAATATCCCAAGGTAATATTCATGAAGAACAGTCATATTGTTTTATTAAGTTTATTGTTTGTTAGTAGTTTTGTAATTCCGGCAGATCCTTCTGCTAATCCTCAAAGAATAATCAAGAAAAAGGGACATTTTGATAACTGCTTTGATTCTGGATGGGAGTTCAGTAAATGCGCTGGTAAAGGAACAGCAGTTGCAGCCGTGGGAGTAGGTGGTTTAGCTCTTGGTGGTGGGGTTTTAATTACCGCTTATGGTGCTGTATCGTCAGGTATAGCAGCTGGAAGTGCTGCATATGCAGCTGGTGCTGGTCTTGGTGGTATAGCAAGTGCTTCAGCTGCAGGAGCTGGTGTGGGTGGTTCCGCTGCTACTGCTGCTAGTATTAAAGCTACTCTTGAGGCAGCAAGGCAAGTTCAGAGTGCTTTTTCTAGCCCAGCTGCCGCTCCAAAACCCGTTCCTACACCTGCAAAACAAGTTGAAGCCCCGAAGCAACTTGAAGCTCCAAAGAAAGAAGACAACAATCCTCCAAAAAAGGATGAAGATGATCTTACGTGGAAGAAAGTACGTAATACGGCAGTTCTTGGTGGAGTTACTGCTGCTGTTGGGGTTCCTGCCTTTAGGATAATGGGTCATCTGTGTGATCGTGTGGAAGAAGCCCTTCCGAGCAACAAAAAGAAAAAAGCGCATGAAGAAGAGCTACGATGGGATCAAATAAAGCGTGAAGCGGAAGAGTCTGCGGTGCAAAGGCTAATGCATTGCCAAAACATGGAGCAAAACGCTAAGCTACAATATAAGATTGGTAATCTTGATGCAAAATTAGATGCGATGTTTATCTGTCGAGAAGACAGTGGAGGTCAATAAGGTAGCATTAAGTTTCTTTGAAAGATAACATCTGCTTCTTTATCTTGTATATTGGTACATCACAATGATGTATACCTTTAAGCAAGATGAGAAGCGGATATGATTACAAATGTAGAAACAAAGATACGATTGAATAAATTTGTTCCACGAGACTATCAACTCCCTATTCTTGATGCTATAGAAAATAAAGGGTATAAAAAAGTCCTTGCCATACTTCCTCGACGGGCTGGCAAGGACATCACTGCTTTCCAATTATGTATTCGCGCATGCCTTAAAAAAGTCTGCGTAATATTCTATATCTTTCCTACTTATGCATCGGGAAAGAAAATATTATGGGATTCCATCACTAATACGGGTGAAAGAATCCTGGATTATATTCCCGAGGAGTTGATAGATTCAAAGAACGGACAGGAAATGAAGATCCGCTTTAAAAACGGATCTCTTTTCCAGATTGTAGGCTCGGATAATTATGACTCTTTGATGGGAACGAATCCTCAAGGAGTCGTCTTTTCAGAATATGCATTACAAGATGAGCGCGCATATCAATATATTCGTCCCATATTAACGGCCAATCTCGGATGGGCTCTTTTCATTTCGACGCCACGGGGTAAAAACCATATGTGGCAGCTTTATCAAATAGCACTCCATTCACCTGAATGGTTCGTATATAAGCTGACTGTTGAAGACACCAATCACATTCCTCTTTCAGAAATTGAAAAAGAACGGCAAGAAGGGATCATGAGTGATGATCTTATTCAGCAAGAATACTATACCAGCTTTACTATGGGAGTTGAAGGATCTTATTATGCAAAATACCTGGACAGGATGCGGGTCAAGGGTCAAATTGGTATGGTTTCCTGGGAGCCGGGATTTAAAGTACATACTGCCTGGGACTTAGGGGTGCGTGATAGCACCTGTATCATCTTCTTTCAGGTGATCGGTCAAGCAATCCGCATCATCGATGTCTACGAAAAGAGTAAAGAAGGACTTGAGCATTATGCTAAAATTCTTCAACAAAAGCCATATACATATGGGAAGCATATAGCTCCCCATGATATTAAAGTCCGTGAATTTGGATCAGGCATGACTCGTATTGAAAAAGCTAAACAGTTAGGCATTAACTTTGTGGTCGCCCCAGATGTTTCGGTAGAAGATGGAATCGAATCAGTTCGCTCTGCTTTAAGCAAGATATGGATTGATGAGAAGAACTGTGAGCCTCTTTTGAAGGCGTTGGAGAACTACAGACAAGAGTTTGATGTCAAAAGGAAGGTTTACAAGAGCTGTCCTCTGCATGATTGGTCCTCACACATGAGCGATGCGATGAGATATCTCTGCATATCACTGCCGAAAACAAAAGACGGTACATCACCTGAGGAGTTAGATAGGCGATATCGTGAGGCAATGTATGGCAATCAATCTAATCTGCCTCCAGTGTTTCAGAATGAAGGATACTGATTGCAAAGGGGTTTTTATTCCACAGTATAGACGCTCAAAGCACACTCAAAAAAACCCATTTTATTTAATGACTAAAGATGTTAGTCTTGCAGGGGTGAATACTACAGATGAGTTTATCACCACAGAGGTTCAGTATGAAGTTGAATCTATTTGTGCAAGTTGTAGGAAATCTAACTGTGATCGGGAGTAGTTGATGGTTGTAAGTAAAAAAAAGAAGATGGCTTATAATGATCTTGAGGAACATGTAATTACATGGGCAGTTGATCAACTTTCTCATCTTCAGGATGTCATCGCTGAAATAGAAGATGATTTTAGCATCAATGAAGAAAAAAAAGATATGATAATGAGAAATTTCTCTCCACCTATAGACTCTTTGCTAGATCTTATAACGCCACTCAGGCATGACGAAGAATGCCTTGTTGAATGGGCATTTAATTTTGTTGATCAATATCATCCTAATCCTGATTTTAGTGATTAACTTTTATATAAACTATGCAAAGATCTTTTAAAATTTTATATTTCTTCTTGATATCATGATTAACTCGTTGCTAGACTATGATCTAATAATTATGGATAAGGCTTAAAAGGAGAACTAGATGATCTTTCCCCAACTTGGTCCTCAATATTATGATGAAAAGGATAAAGGGATATTATCTCGGATGGAAGCCTTTTATTCCGAAGCAATTACTATAAATCAATCGTTCTGGGGAGAAGCAGACACTGACTCCAGGTTTATGGCGGGAGACCAGACCCTCTGGAATGATATCTATGGTAATCTTCCTGCAAATCGTCGACGTCAGTTTAATTTTAATCGTATAGCTCGCGTAGTTAATATGATCGATGGTCATCAGCGTAATAATCGTAAGTCTACCGTTGTGATAGGCGTTGAAAATGCGGATGATGAAACTGCCGATCAATTTACAAAAGTTTTGATGTGGATAAATGGCCAGGAAAATGTACTAGAAACCATATCGGATTCATTTAGAGGATCACTTGTTACTGGAATGAATTTGCTACAAGTGTGGATGGACTATCGTTCTGATCCAGTTAGTGGTAATATAAAAGTTGACAATTGTTCCTACAACAGCTTTCTTATCGACCCCTACTTTAGGAAAGCTGATCTTTCAGACTGTAATGCGATATGGAAACGCTCTTATCTAACTAAACGCGAATGCATATCGCTATTACCTGATTCTGCCGAAATCATCTCTGGGCTTCAGCCGTTATATAATAAAGATGCTAAATTCCAATTCCTGCCAGAATCGTATAACTACGGGATGAAAAATCTCCTTACTTACGACGAGTATTACTATCGTGATTACCGCAATCAAAAATTATTGGTAGATTCTCAGACTGGTGAGACGCAGGAATGGCGTTCTCAAGATGAAGATAAATTAAAAGAATTCTTACGAGTGTATCCACAAGTTACCGTTATTGAATGCGAAGTGCCTACGGTTAAACTAGCAGTAGTTGTGCAAGGGAAGGTGATGTATGACGGACCTCAGCCTATGGGAATTGATCAGTATCCGTTTGTTCCCACATTTGCTTATTATTACCCTCAGATTCCTTATTTCCCATGGCGTATCCAAGGTGTTGTTCGAGGCCTTCGTGATAGCCAGTATTTGTACAATCGTAGAAAAGCTATCGAATTGGATATACTTGAATCACAAATAAACTCCGGATGGATATATAAAGAATCCGCGCTCGTTAACCCTAAAGATGTATTTCTTTCTGGTCAAGGGCGTGGACTTGCCTTAAAAGATGATGCGCAGATGACTGATATTCAGCAAATAATTGCGCCTCAAATACCGCCATCTATGATAGAGCTTTCAAAAATTCTCGGAGAAGAAATATCTCAAATATCTGGTGTAAATGAAGAGTTGTTAGGAAGCGCGACCGATGACAAAGCCGGTATCCTATCAATGCTCAGACAGGGGTCTGGACTTACAACCTTACAGATCCTTTTTGACAATCTTGATAGCACGCAAAAGATGCTTGGAAAACTCATGATTAATCTGATCCAGGCTAATTTCACACCCGGAAAAGTAAAAAAGATTCTAGAAGGTCAGGAGCCAACTGAACAATTTTATAATAAGGCGTTTGGAAAGTATGATGCAATGGTTGAAGAAGGTCTTAACACGACTACTCAAAAGCAAATGCAATTCGCACAACTGCTTAGTCTCCGTGAAGCAGGCGTGCCTATACCAGATGACGTCTTGCTTGAGTCATCAACCATGCAGAATAAAAAAGACCTTATCCAATCAATAGAGCAAGCTAAAAAACAGCAGATGGAAATGCAGCAGCAAAAAGCTCAGCTAGAACTTGAAATGCAACAAGCGCAAATTGAGCTTACTCGTGCCCGTGCTGTTTCTGATCAAGGACTTGGACTTGAACGTGCTTCACGCGTTGAGGAGAACCAGGCTCTTGCAGTGGAAAGAAGAGCGCAAGCTGCGCGTGATGAAGATGCGGGACTGCTTGATAAAGTAAAAGCGCTTAAAGAACTAGAAAATCTAGACTTGGCCCATTTAGAGAAATTAATATCCTTGGCAAATATGTTGCGTAGTGATATAAGTGAACGAGAAGAACAGAAAGACACGACAGAAAAAGCTGCAGCCGATCAGTTATTGCAAAATCCATCATTGAACATACAACAAGCAGCTCGGTCATAGAGATTTAATGATCTCAGGATGACTAGAATGGTTCTAGTTAGTCGATAGAGGTTATAGCCTTGCGACACGTTGAGTGGATCGCAGTTTCGAAGGAGAGCCCCATGGCAAAAAGACATTATTCAGGAATCACAAATCATGCTGATAAATTCAATGATGAAAAGAGTCATCAGCATACTGGTAGAATGGGAAATTCAGGATTCCATCACCAAGGTGCTGAATCGTATGACGGAATGGCGTCAAGAAGAACTCAAGAGATGCAAGATGCGGGTATGATCAGAGAAAATCCATATGCAATTGCTAATCTTCCCCAGGAAGTTATGATCAAGGCCTATCCAAAGACTGGTCCTTACTTGCCAGAAGGCTTAGATGACACTATTTCAGGTGTTGATAAGCAAATGGATTTTGATGATTCGCAACGTCGTGCACATTTTTTCCCAAAGAAGGTCTAAATAACATTTACCAGGTAAAAAATCTGATTTAGTACACTTTAAAGCTGGTAAATTTGTTAATAGAGAATCAAAGGAATACCATGGTAACTGTTAAAAAACCAGGGAGTAGTCAGGGCTTTAATAAGCCGACTCGTAATAGAGGTGAGTCTATTGGTACGCCTCAGGCACCAAAACAAGGCTATGACTACATGCCAGAAAATCAATATACCGACAGAGCGCAAGAACGTGCAACAAGACGATATGAGGTTCGCAACACCTATGAAACTTTCTACAACATAGAGCAAGATCGCGATCAACGAGCTTATGATAGGCTCACTGATATGCAAAATGAGTTCTATGCTGGAGTAGACCCTCGTAGACGGAATGAAATTGCTGATGGTGGAATGGTCCGAGAAGATCATCACGCTATGGCAAATCTTCCTCGCAAGGCTATTCACTGCGAGTATCCTCAAGCGCCGTTCTATACATCTAACTTTATTGATAACTCTTTAAGAGGGGTTACCAAAGAAAATGATGATGACGGCGATTCTATGGCTCGTTTTAAGAATCCGTACAAAAGTGCTAAGACACCAGACTAAGGATAGGTAATGGCAAACAAAGTAAATAAAAAGCTTGTGAGAATACTATGCCAGCTATGCCACGGTTAAAAGGTAAGTCTACAAAAATAGCTTTTGCTATTCTTGGGATTCCTTCTAACATGATAAAGGATAAGAAGAACAGGTACATTGAACAACGTCTTGTTTTTGATGAGATATCTCGAGTTAAATAGGCTTCATCTACTTAACGGGGGAAAGATTGAGAGTTGCTCCTCGCGTCTTTCCCCCGATCGAACAAAAGGGATTTCAAATGAAAAAAGTAATCAAAAAAGTAATTAAGAAAGTGGTTGTGACTAAAAAAGCTGTCAAGGCAATGAAGCCGGTTAAGCATAAGGTCGCTAAACACAAGCCGGTGAAAAAGACTAAAGCCAAATCTAAAGTAGAAAAAGTTATGCACGAATTCAAAGAGCATAAACTTCATAGTGGTTCTAAAAAGGGACCTGAAGTAACTAATCCTAAGCAGGCAATAGCTATTGCATTATCTGAAGCTCGTAAATCAGGTGCTAAAGTGCCAAAGAAAAAGGCACACAAAAAGAAGAAATAATCTTTCCCAGTACCCTTTGTAAATGGAGGTTGTCCCATGGCTAATTCAAATTGTATGGATTGCAGAGACGAGTTAAATCTTTGTAAGCTATGTGTAAAAAAAGCATGGATAAAATGGTTACATGCTGATTATATTTCTACCAATTCTTTCTGCGTGGATGATCTTAAAGGAAAGCAGTTTCAAGCTGAAGATGCAATAATGAACAACTTGTGTCTTGCGGTCGGTTTGAAAGCTAAAAAAGTAGAAGCTCAGTCGCTTAATACAAATTCATTGTGCGCTCAATCAGGAACCATCAATACTTTATGTGTTAATGATTTATCAGTGGTAAATCTGAATGCCAATCTGTTTGTTAAATATAAAGCGTTCGTTTATTTTTCAGGCAACACGAATTATAGCCTTGGTGATAATGTTAACTTCGATGTTATCCTTGATGACCCAAACAACAACGTTGCATTAGCTCCATTCTCATATAGGGCGCCTGTTGCTGGATATTATGCCGTTACCTTGCAAGTTGATCAGATAAATTTAGTCACAACTGATCCATTACTTGGTGTTCCAACAGCGCATCTTAAAATATATGTTAATAGTGTTCTTGTTCGTGACGCTACTGTTCCTTTCTTAACATTTAGTAATCAACAGAAATCTAACATTGGATCTCTCTTGGTATTGAGTGCTGGTGATTTAGTACAAGCGCAATATTCTGTAGATCAGTTGAGTAATACTGGGTTGGCTGCAGTTAATGGATCTGTAACAATCGAAGGCGGTCCTAACGCTACATTATTCGGTATACACTTCCTATCTGGTCTAGTTCCCGGTGGGCCAAGCGTCTCATGCACACCATGTCCTGCTGTACAAACACCATGTTCTCCTGTTATAGTAGATTGTGATAAAGATAGCAGCAGTTGTCCTCCAGCTTCTGATTCAAACTCAGCTCGCTCTATGAATCGCAACTACATGAACGATTGCAGTAGTTGTTAATGAGTATTATACAAAGCGTTCACTCCTACTAGAAAGGGAGTAACACATCCGACCCCATGTTTTACTACATGGGGTTTTTACTATATCCTCAAGAATCATTATCTATTTCTGAGGAGAATTATGTTACGAGAGACAGTAGGAAAGATATCGTCCGATCTTATAGTAAAGCCACTTGAAACGACATCTGCAATAGAGCAAATGCGAGAGCAGCTTTCTGATTACGACAAAAACATTATGGAGTGCTTGGATCGTTGCAAAAAAGATTTTCCTGGCGACTTTTATGTAGTTGTTATTACCAAGCGTGAACGCCTTATGCAAAACGTGATCAGAAACTATTTTTATGGCCGTCTTTCATGTCCCACGCCAGACTGGGATCAAACTGTTTATAAGTATAAGCGTGCAGGTGATGATCTGGTCTTTATGTGGGTTATCCCATCAAAACAAGCTTGTGAAGAGATCACGATGAATAAGCATCTCGTTCCCATTGAAGAGTACAGATTGCTTGAGTATGTCATGGCTTTCAATGATGGCACTTTGTTGAGACTCGCTAAAGATCTGAATGGTGAAAAAGAATTGAGTGTTGAGTTAGAAGGTTTTACATTTAAGGGGTGAACATGAGTTTCAATATACAATATGATAGAGACGGTAACGTTATTCAGCAATCAGAACCTGTTTATGAACAGCCAACTGCCGCAGAATTATTAGCTGCCGAACCCGAAATGGAACAAGAGGTTGTAGAACAACCATCGCAAGAGCAAACCATCCCTGAAAAACAATCATCGCCTGTTGTGCCCCAGGATTCGTGGAAGACTCTCAGAGAAAAAGCAGAGCGAGCAGAACGCAGGGCTGAAGAGCTAGAGCGCATGATAATGGAATCTCAGTCCAAACATTCAGAGCCTGAAGAAGATCTAAATGTTTCTGTTGAAGATGATTCCCTTGTTGAAGGTAAGCATCTGAGTAAGGTAAACAAGAAGATCCAACGATTAGAAAAACAAATAGAGCAATATGAACGACAATCAAAGACTAATTCTGCTGAATGGTTACTCAAAACAAAGTATCCTGATTTTGATTCAGTTGTTACCGAGGCCAATCTCCATAACTTGAGGAGTATGTATCCTGAAGTTGCACATACTGTTAATTCCTCTAATGATCTTTATAGTAAGGCTGTTGCTGCCTACACGATGATTAAAAAGCTTGGAATATCGCCACAAGAAGATATTTATAGGCAGGAAAAAGAGCTTGCTCAACGAAACGCTGCAAAACCAAAATCGCTTGCAAGCATTTCTCCTCAGCAAGGAGACAGTCCGTTATCTAAGGCAAATGCCTTTGCTAATGGCAGCTTTACTGAAGAAGATAAAGCGCGGTATTGGAAAGAAATGAATCAGTATCGTAAATAATAAAAAGTTACTATAATAGGCGCGTGGACTATTAACGCACAATATACCACATTTGACCCGAATAATTTTAATTTACATTTTTATTATTCGGGATCCTGCTTTCTTTTTAGTGGGGTCTTAGCCGTTTTTAACATTTTCGGTTAAGGCCCATCCAGTTCTAGCAATTATTCCAACTTGCTTCTCTTTTTCATTAATTATATGCTACTTATGAACGCAATTTGGAAGTCGTTCCTCCAATCTACATGTAATTTCGAACTCACAATCCGAAATTGTCTGGACGCAAATCGGACTTCGTCACCCGAAAGACGCAATTGAAGACCTCGTCAGTCTTAAGTATAAATATTTGGTTTATTACTTAAGGAGCTACTATGTCTATTACGACTACTAGCACATTGCCTGCACCAGTGCAGCAAAGCTTCTCGTATAAATTACTCTCTGTACCAGTTCCAAATATGATCCATAAGATCCCCGCAATGAAGAAGAACATGCCTCGTAATGGTGGTACAACTCTTCGTATGCGTAGATATAACCCGTTGAACACGGCTATGGTTCCATTAGGAAATTCTGGTATTACCCCACCTGCTCAAAATCTTACTGCGGTAGATATTGATGCAGTGATCTCGTTTTACGGTACTTATGTACAATTGAATGAGCAAGTAACTTTACAAAATCAAGACCCTGTGCTTAATGAGTGCGCGGCTCGTCTTGGTGTTTCACTCCGTTATGCAAACAGAAGATCAATTAACTAGAGACATGCTGGCTGCTACAGCAGGCTTTATTAATTGTGTTGGCGGAGTTAACGGTAAAGTGGTTGTTGCCGTTAAAAAATCTCTGGTGATTGACTTGGAACCCGAAGTGGAATGATCTAACCGGCAACAAGGGGCAAGCAGGATTAAACCGTGCAGCCTGACAGACTAAGCCCAGAGACACCCAAAAGGTGATGCGATAGTCGAGTCTCATGCGATAAGTATGAGAGGTAGCAGAAATGACTACCCGCTTAAATGTTAAATACCCTTAAGGTTGAGCAAATGAACTTTACGAACAATATTTTCTCTATCCTCGATAGCTCTAGCATAGTCACCACGGAATTCATCTGTGTGTCTTGCTCCGCCATTTGGAAGAGTTGTTTTGTAAAACTTCATAAGTTCTTCGCAAACTGGCTTCTTATATTTAAGGAAGGGATATATTTCACTAAGTATATTGGCAAGAGCGGCACTAGAAAGTCGCCATGTCAATTGATTTCTCTGAGTAATATCTTTAGTGTTCCTGTCTATAAAATGGATTTGACCTCCAAATCTTTGGAGCAACCATTTAAATACAGGCGCTTTAGTATTGTTGCATTGAAGTTGAATCTTATAAATGAAGTTGGGTTTATTTTTGGATCGATATCTTTGGATTCCCAAACAGCATTCGGCATCAATAAATCCTGCCAAGTAAGAAAAATCTTCTTGAGATGGATCAATTGTTTTTCTAAGAGATTCAAATTCAATCTTCATATTTTTAGAGACAAGGTTAGTGGAGTTTTTGAGTATATTCATTTTACTAATAAGCAAAATTCTTTCATCGATGGATTTAGAATTGGCAAAGTCTATAAAAACTTTAGCCTCCTCGATTTTTTCTATCAGATAAGGAATAATACTTTCAGTAAATGGGATTCCAATCTTTTTCTTTATGGAAAATTGATAGAGCGGTTTATGTTTTTTAGGTTGGTTCTTTTTGGCAGAACTAATAGTTCCTCCAAATGTTTTTTTGAACCATGCAAGAACATTTCTATTTGTGGATGTAATTATGAAATGATTCACAAATTTAGATTGCTGTTTTCTTATGTGAAAGCAACCATCTCCGTCTATGTAGCCAGCTGCATAAGCCAATTGTGTATTTATATCCATGCTAATAATATAGCATTGATAAGCATTTAAGTCAATAAGTAATAGTTTCGGACAACCCAACTGAAATCACTCGTTCAGATGTTGATGCTGTTGTACGAACATTGCTTAACAACAATGCGTACACCATCATGGATAACATCGAAGGTGA